GCGCTGGTGCTGTTCAAAGGTGACGCGGAGCGTGCAGAGTCGGCTTTGCGTAAGGAGCATCCTCGTCTGCGGCGCACCAAAGGTGCGAGGGTCGATTCGTCGGGCTACGCACACGGTCAGCGTGACGGTCGTTCCGCCGCGTTCAATCACTCTCTGGCATAGGAGGTTAGGAATGAAGATCACCCAAGGCGCGAACGACGCTCTGGATGCATACATCGAGTACATCGAGTACGACGGCGACGAGATCGGTAACGAGGACCGTCGCTGGCAGTTCATGGATGAAGCTCTCGAGGTTTTGGAAGCACTGACAGGAAGGAAGGTTGCAGATGAGCTCGAGCTACGACGCACTTAAGTCCGCTTTAGAGAACTGGGATCACATCTACCAGTTCAAGGCACGGTTCATCGAGGAGAACGATGACCCTGACGGCTGTGAGCCGCTGTGCGGCTACGACGATTGGGATGAAGCGTTGACGGACTACAACTACGACCTGGCCGAGGCCGGGGAGTTTCTGGCCGACGCGATAAGGAAGCACCTGGAGGGTAGATGAATAAAGCTGGCTGGTTCATGGTAGGCGTCGTGGCAACGTCGTGTGTCTACGCGACTCCGCACGCTGACGCTCAAGAATCGTGCGCCGCCCACCTGGCGAAGCACGGTGTGTCTAAAGCCGTGGATATCGCTGAGCATCGTGCCGGCATCCAGCCTGGCAAGTCGCCCTGTGACACCGGGGAGGAAGCCGCCCAGGCTTCACACCGGGAATCGACTGAAAAGCGCTCAGATGACCGTTCAGACGGCAAGAGCAGGTATTGTAGGAAGAGGTGGTGGTGCTGACTTTGGTGAGAGCTAGATGCACCCGCCGCACATGTCTGCGTTGGAGTATCAGAAAAAGTTGAAAGGAGAAAGTTTTGCCTGACCTTCCGCTGCGTAGCGTAAGCCAGCTCAACCAGTACGTTCGATGCCCACAGGCTTACAAGCTGGGCCGCATCGACAAGGTGTGGGCCAGGCCAGCAGCCTGGCTGCCACAAGGGACCGCTTTCCACGCGGTCGCTGAAGAGTACGAAGACAGGCTTCACCGTGGTGAACCTATGACGCTAGAACAGGCGCGAGACTGGTTCAAAGAGCTTTACGCCGGGGAGATCAACGCGCTGGCCGAGGAAACCCCAAATTTCGACTGGTGGTTTTGGTCAGGACCGTACAACGGTGAGCGTGACATCGAACGCCGATACAAGATCGGGTTGGAGCAGGTGGACAAGTTCGTTACTTGGCGTGAAACTCCTGGTCAGCACATCTTCACAGACCCAAAAACAGGTTTTCCAGCTATCGAGCTTGAGTTCAAAGTCGAGTTGGACGGGATCCTTGTGAGAGGGTTCATCGACGCGGTAGTTGTCGATGACGCTGGCGAGCTGCGAGTCCGCGACTACAAGACAGGTAACACTCCCGGTGATGACTTCCAGCTAGGGGTGTATTCCGTGGCCGTGGAGGAGCTGTGGGGCGTCAAACCGCCTTACGGCGACTACTTCATGGCCGGTAAGAAAGGTTCGCCGCCGAAGCTGACGGCGCCGTACGACCTGTCCAGGTGGACGCGTGCAGCGGTCACCGAAAGGTTCCACGAGGTTGAGGCCAGGATTCAGGCCGGCGATTTCGAACCGGACCCTGAGCCGTCGAAGTGTGGGTTTTGCGACGTTAACTTGTCGTGCCCCGTTTTTAACCAGCGATAACTTGACACCCGCCAAGTGTCACCTTCCTAAGGAGTGTCCATGAACGATTACCGGAGAGACATCAAACACAAACCCGACAGCGAATACGCGTGGGTTGAACTGGGGCCGATCCCCGGCTACCCCGACTGGCACCTCCAATCGGAGCCCAGCAGCTACCCGTTCCCCACGAACGCCGCTGCAGTACTGTTCGCCACCCGCAACAAAGCGGACTGGCCCAACCGAGACGTGACCGTCGTTCACCTCGACGGGCACAGAGTGGAGATCCAGCTATGACAGAAGAGAAAGACCTGGACCCCGACGATCCGATCCTGCGGTGGCCTGGGCCGCACGAGATATCTGCTGTAGGCCGGCTGCACCTGGCCGGCAGACCGCCCAGATACATCATGGGGCTGGTGAAACTGCGAGGCACCAAGTACGTCAAGTCGCTGGAGAAAGCTCGCAGCGAAACGATCAGCGCCCGTAGAGCTGGCAGACCGATACACCACGCGTTAGTGGAAGAAGGACAGGAATGAGAGGTGGAATGATCAGAGAATGGTTCAGAACCCCCCTTGAGGAGGCGATCGAGGACTGGTTGGAAACCGACGAGCCGACAAGCTCGATCGTTGACGAGATCATAGATCTCGTCGTGGAAACGTACGGGCCACCGTTCTAGATGTATACGCCACGCCAATCGCTGTACATCCGAGGATCCGCAGGGGATCCGCTACCGAAGGTGTGGGATGCGCTCGATCAGAAAGGAACCCAGCTACGGAAAGGTCAGCTAGTCCTCGTATGTGCTGGGCCTGGGACGGGCAAGTCTGCGTTTGTCCTGGCCTACGCTTTGAAGTCGAAAGTGCCGACCCTCTACTTCTCAGCGGATTCAGATGCCTTCACGCAATTGTCTCGCAGCGTGTCGATCCTGTCCGGTTGGAGCCTCGACAAGTCCACCAGGGCGGTGAGGAACGCGGACCTGGGTGATGTAGCGGACGAGCTGGACGAGCTACCGATCCGGTTCAACTACAAGGCGTCACCAAGCCTCGACGTGATCGAAGAATCCCTCGAGGCGTACAACGCCCTGTACGAGGACTACCCGGCTTTGATCGTCGTGGACAACATCACCAACGTCCGCACAGACGCCGGGGATGGCGACGATCCGTTCAGCGGCCTGGAAGCTTTGATGGACTACCTGCACGACATGGCCCGTGAAACAGGTTCGTGCGTCGTAGGTTTGCACCACGTCACCGGCCCTCACAACGACGGTGACAAGCCTATACCGCTGTCCGGTATCAAAGGTCAGATCGGGCGTGTGCCAGAGCTGATTATGACGTTGCACCGTGTCCCAAACGAGTTCGGCCCCGACGCCCTGAACGTGGCCGCCGTCAAGAATCGCGGCGGCAGATCGGATCCGTCAGGGCAAGATTTCGCTTCCCTCCAGTTCGTAGGGGAAACGATGAAGATATCCGATTTCGGTCAATAACTTGACACCCACCAGAAAGGAAAGTCATGGCTACACCCAACCAGATGCCTAAGCGTGCATCGAAGGTCCGTCAGCAGGTCGTCGCGTCTCTCATCGAGACGCAGCCTGCGTCGTGGAAACGGAAAGTTTTCAAGAAGGACGAGGACGGCGAGTTGAGAGACGGAACCGTCACCGTGACACGTGAAGCCCTACGGTATCCGCTGGCGCAGAACGTGTCGGAGAGCAACGTGGAAGCGTTGGCGAAGCGGTGGCTGTGACGTTCGAGGAGAGGCTAGACGAGGCTGTCAGGCAGATCCTGCTCCGGTTGACGGGCCGGCTGCCTGACAGTGTCGCCGGCCACGTGTTCGTTATCGGCCTGGTACTCACAGACCTGGCTGTCTATCCGATAGACAAGGTGGTTGGATGGGTTACGAGCTGAAAGCTGCGATCTACCTGATCGTGTGGATCACATCGTTCGTTTTCCTTCTGTTCGGGATCCTCGACATGTTCAGTCATGGGTAAGCCGAGACGCAGGTTCCCGCCGAATAACGTTCAAGCCAAACGGAAGCCGTGCATCGACTGCGTGGACGAGGGGATCGCCACGAAGCGGAAAGCCCCACATCCAGGCCCGAGGTGTGCGACACACCACAGGGCTAAGCGTAGGGCTCGCACCACGGCGACGTGGGCTCAACGGATCTGGGAAACATACGGGATAACCGAGGAAGAGTATTGGGATATCTATGAGCATCAAGATTCAGTCTGCTTCATATGTCGCAGAGCTAACGGAAAGCGCAAGCGGCTCTCTGTCGATCACTGTCACGCCACTGGAACAGTCAGGGGATTACTGTGTACCGCTTGCAATCGAAACGTACTCGGTCATCTGCGAGACGATCCTGAAGCTATGGAGAGGGCCGCTGCGTATCTACGCAGACCCCCTGCGGTACAGGTGTTAGGTATCAGGATCACACCGGATTGCAGATGATTATCGAAGCGATACAACGGTATTACCCAGACTGGGAGCCTCCACCAGACCTGAAGGAGTGGAATAAAACGTGCTGCCCGTTTCACGGCGAGTCGAACCCGTCAGCGGCGGTCTCCTACGACCTGGACGGATTCCACTGTTTCGCCTGCGACGTTCGCGGTGACGCAGTCTCAATCATCAGACACGAAGAGGAGGTGAGTTATGCAGAAGCTTTCCGAATCGCAGAGAGCTTATCTGTGGGAAGCGACCACCCATTACCGCGAAAGTCTGCCGGGAAGCCCAGGCGAAGAGTATTTGGCAAGCCGGGGAATACCAGCCGGGACACCGTTCGGTCTGGGATACGTGGAAGATCCACGCCCTGGACATGAGATGTACCGGGGATGCCTGGCGATCCCGTATCTGCGCTGGTCGCAGTGGCGGGGATGGTCTGTCGCCTCGATCAGGTTCCGCCGCCTCGACGGCGGCAACCCGAAATACTTGACAGCCGCCGGGGATAAGCCCCGCCTGTTCAACACCCACGCGTTAGCCAAGTATTCGAAGGACATGGCCATCACCGAGGGCGAGTTGGACGCTGTGACAGCCGAGCTGGCCGGCGTACCTGCTGTAGGGGTTCCCGGCTCGCAGATGTGGAAGCCGTTCTTCCGCGAGCTGTTCATGGGGTATCGGAACGTCATCATTTTGACGGACGGCGACGACGCCGGCCTGGATTTCGGGAAACAGGTGGCGAAAACGTTGCCTAACGCACGGATCATCCCCATGCCTGACGGGGAGGACGTTAATTCACTGGTTATGAAGCAGGGCCGGGAAGCCCTGCTGGAAAGGTTGCAATGATCACTCTGTACGCGAAGCGGGACTGCCTGCCGTGCAAGCGGGTAGCTCAACAGTTGGCTTTGGCCGGCATCAAAGTCGAGTTGGTAAACGTCGAAGAGGACCAGCTCGCAGCAGACTTCATCAAGAAGTCGTTCAACGCCAAGTCGGTTCCCGTCGTTCACGACGACGAGACCGGTGATGTGATCCTGGGCTACGAGCCCACACAACTGAGGGAGTTCATCAATGCGCGTGGAAATTAACTGGGGATTCAACGTCGAGTTCCCCTGGCTGGACAAGATCCACGACTACGTGTGGACACCTGAAGAAGAAGGAGATGAAGAATGATCGCAGCTGCCCTTATCGTGGCAGCTACCTTGACACCCGCCGGGAGCGGCCTGGGCT